ATACTGATGCTGTTGTTGTTGACCAACCTTTTTTAGAAGAAGCAGAAGCAATAGCTTCTAAAAAAACTATTGTTCCTATGAAGAAGCCTACTGTAGAAGAACAAGTTCAAAGTTTATCAACACCTTTAAAAAATAAAGTAAAACAAAAGAAAACAATATTTAACAATCCAGGTAATATAGAACAAGGTCAAGAATATGCAGGTGAAACTGGAGAAACTTATGCTAACGATAGAGACAGACCTTTTGTTGTTTTTGATAGTCCAGAAATGGGAGTAAGAGCATTAGCTAAAGATTTAACTACAAAAATTAAAAGACATAAAGGAGATATAGAAAAAATTATTACTGAGTATGCTCCTAATAATGAAAATGACACACAAGATTATATTAATTTTGTAAAAAGTAATTTAGGTGGAAAGGATATTGTTACTGAAAATGATATAGCTAATTTAACAAAGGCAGTAATATTAAAAGAAAATAAAAAAGATATAGCTTTAAGTTATTTAGTTAACGATATATTTGATACTGGTATTAAATTAAGTAAATTTGATTTAGATAGTAAAATGTCTTTTGAAGAAGCTAAAAAATTATTAGATGATAAAATTAAATTTAATATAGGTGGTATAGTAGGTAAAGCAATAAGTAAACAAGTAACAAAAGCATTAGGTAAAAAAGCAGCTACTGCTACTACAAAAAATATATCTACACAAGCAGATGAGATATTAAATAAAACAGTAACTCAAGAATTAAGTGATAAAATTAATCCTGGTAAAACTGCTATTACAAGTACAATAGGAACATATAAAAAAGTTAATAATATGTTAACAGATTTAAATAAAAATAATGTACTTGATTTTGGTGCAGGGATTGGAATAGGTACAAGACAATTTACAAATAAAAAAGTTCTAAGTTATGAACCTTTTGTTCCTAGTGAAAAAATATTAAAGTCTAAAATAAAATTTGAAGGTAAGTTATTTAAAGGTAGATTACCTGACTATACTAATGTAGATGATATTTTAATAAAAGAAGGTTTTGGTTCTAAGGATGCTGTAGTTAATCTTAATGTATTAAATGTAATTGCAGATAAGACACAAAGAGCTAATGCTGTTAAAAATATATCACAATTAATAAAAGAAGATGGTCTAGCTGTTATAACTACAAGAGGTCCTGAAGTTGCTAAACAAGCAGACCTTTCTAAAAATGCAATTGAATTTTCAGATGGTTTTATTTTTGGGAAAGGAAGTGAAAGAACATTTCAAAAAGGATACAGTCAAAAAGAATTAGAAGAATATATTAAATCTATTTTAGGCGATGGTTTTAAGGTAGAAAAAATTCCAGGTAAATATAAGATAGGAACATCAGGTGTAATAATTAAAAAAATAAAAGGAGATAAATAATATGCCATTTGAAATGATAACAATGTTAGGTTCAACTGTACTCGGAGGAGTAATGAGTATATGGTCGCAAAGCATTAAAGCAAAACAAGCAGAACAAAAGATGCTCATACAAAGAGCAGAAGTACAGCAAAAAGGTTTTAAGGAAGCTAGAGAATATGATAACAAAGGCTTTCAATGGACTAGAAGAATCATAGCATTGACTGCTGTATTTGCTATAGTACTATTACCAAAACTAATGCCTGTATTTTCACCAGATACTAGTGTAATTGTAGGCTACTTAGAATTTAAACCTTCATTCTTATTTTTACCAGAAAAAGAAATAATGAAATGGATAACATTATCATCTAATAGTTTAGTCATTACACCATTAGATACTAACTTAGTGTCAGCTATTATTGGTTTATACTTTGGAGGTTCGTTAGTAAAAAAATAAGATGTTAGATAAGTGGTTATATAATTTCTTTGGTGGACTTGATAGTATAATATCTAAGATAGAAACTTATGCTATTAAGTTAACTACCTGGTGTTGGCATTCAAGAGTAAATATACTAAGGAAGAGAAGAGATGGCAGGAAGAATACATAAACAAATAATTAATTATATTAAGTCTTTAGAGAAGAAAGCTAAACAAATGAACTTTGTTAAAGAGTTAAAGAAAGAAGTTGAGACTGGAGCAAATGGTACTCAATCATATATAATTAAAGAAGGTATTAATAAAGGTAAAAAAGCAACTAAATAATATGGACTATTGTAGGATGAAAGAACCTGAAGATATAAACTATAAGTTTACAGCTATATTAATAATAGCAATGTGTTTACTAGCTTTTTTTGGAGGACCTGGACAATGAAGATAAGTGATAAGACAAGTATTGGTTTACCTTTAAGAAATTTAATAGGTTTAATTTCTGCAATTGTAGTAGGTGCATGGTTTGCATTTGGTGTAATTGAAAGACTTAATCAATTAGAAACTAAGAACCAATTATTTGAAAAAGATTTATTAGAAGCAAGTACACAGAAACCAATAGACCAAGAACAGTTTATGTTGTTAGAACATATAGCAGAGGGTTTAGAAAAATTAACTTTAAGAGTTGATGGTATGATGAATAACAAAGTTAACATTGAAAGACTACAACAAGATGTAGAACGATTAAGAATTGATACTGAAAAATTAAAAGATAGTGTAAGAACAAATATTGGAAAACTTAATGGAGATAAATAATGGTAAAAAATAATGCATCAACAGAAACAGAAGTAACTAAAGGTGCAACAAGTGATAAGAACTCTGCGTCTGCAGGAGTAAGTGCAGGTGCTAGTGCAGAAGCTAGTTCTAAAAGAGGTTTGGGAAATGGTACAACAGGCGAAGCTAAAACTGAAACTCATGTTGTTGCTGAAGCAGGTGTAAGTGCCGAAGCTAAAAATGGTAATGCTAAATTTGAAGCAGGTACAAAAGTAGAAGCAGGGGCAACTGCTACTGCAGGTACATCAACTAATATTGGTAGTGGTGTATCAGCAGATACAGAAGTTCATGCAGGAACTAAAACATATTCAGACATTGGAGTATCTGGACAAGTAGGTACGAATGGTGTTAAAGGTGAAGCAGGTGCTATTGCAGGTGCTAAAGCAGAAGTTGGAACTTCAGCTACTATTGGGAATGATAGAAACAATGCATCGCTTGGTGCTGCAGTTTCTGTTGGTCCACAAATAGGAGCAAAAGTTGGAGGAGGTGCAACAGTTGACGATGGTAAATTAACTGTAGGTGCTGATGTTAAATTAGCATTGGGAGTTGGTGTATCTATTAGTCCAAGTATAACAGTTGATACGAGACCAGTAATGAATCCAATTAGAAATCATGTAGTTGCTCCTGTATCTAATGCAGCTAAATCAACTAGTAAAGCTTGTAAAAAAGCTGCTAAGAAAATGAAATTTTGGTAATGATTAAATTAGTATTTGCTTTATGTTTGTTTATTAATGGGGAACTTGTAGAACATAGAATACAAGATACTTTATCTACTTGTTTAAAAATGAAAAGAGAAGGTAGTAGAAATATGAATATGGATAATAAAAAATTTATGTGTGGAGAAGTAGAAGCAGAACTTGAAAAAAATATAGATGGAAGTTTAACAATAAAAAAAATAATAACAAATAAATGACAGCAGCAAAAATATATATACTAACAATAATGTTATGTGCAGTAGGACAACCTCAATGTGTTATGCCACAAGTAATAAGTGAACATGAAACACATTATGATTGTGTTAAACATGGGATGGGTGATGGTTATGAAATTTTATTTGGAAGTGATTTAACTAAACAACAAATAAATGATGCAAAGTTATATGTAAGATTTAGTTGTGTACCTAAAGACATAGTTGAATCCTAAGTATGAAAAACATCTGAAGCAATTTTCTCTAGGTCTTCAGTAAGCATATCAAATTTTGCATTACATTCTTTTAGTAATGCTTTAATAACTCCAGCATTTTCTTTTTTAAAATGAAGGTGTACTTTATCTAAAGGATACTTAGATAACTCAGTAATAAATTGTCCTTGATTATTTATAATTAATTTGAAACCCATAAGGTGAGCTTCTTTTCTTTTAACTCTTTTCTTTTGTTTAAGTTTTCGATTGGTTTTCATGTTTCTCTTTCAGTAAGTCAACAAGAAAATCATCATCATTTTTCTCGCCTTTAAGTTTGGTCATAGGAGTATTACCTTCTTTATAGGTTTCAATTGTTTTTATTCTTACTGGGTTAGTCATGAATATAGGAAATTTAGGATTGTCTAAAGACTTCACCATAAAGAAACCATCTTCAGCAACACCAAATGTTTCTACTCTTTTGATGTCTATATCGTCTGAACCAATTAAACAAACTCTTAAATTATAAACTTCTTTTTTTTCAGGTGGCTTAATAGTTTTACCATTTAAACCCACGATATTATTTGTCATTAATAATTTCTTTATTATGTATATCTTCTATAACAACAGGTGCTACTTCTCCTTGTTGTCCATCATCATCAGCTAAACTATCTACACTTTCAGTATACATTTCATTTAACTTATCATTGTTTCTTGTTATCTTTAATTTAAGATGGTCTTTCAATGCATCAATTTTAACATGAAGTATTTTATCTAAGTGTCTATTAATACCATACATTGGTAAATCATTTAGTGCTGAGATAATTCTTCGAAAACCTCTTGCTCTTTTTTCTAATTGTGTTATCTGTGATTCATTAGTCATAGTCTCTCTCCAATATCATTTCTAAATAGTGAATAGCTTTTTCTATATCTTTTTGTTTTCCTTTTAGCTTATGTCTACAAATATATTTAATAGCATTACCTTCAGCAAATAATAATTGATTCTCATTTATAAACTGAGCAGGTTGTATCTTCATACCTTTGTAGTGGTCTCCATCAATTTGCTTATCTAAGCTATCATAAGCAACTCCTTTAAACATTTCTTTACTTGGCATTATAATATAGTATCCTGTCTTCTTAATTGTTTTTCTGTTGGTTGTAACATATCATTTAAATCATCTATTGTCAACTCTGAATTTCTTTTTAGTTTCTTTACTATCCATTTGTAAGACCAAGGTTGTAATCTAATTTGTTCTTGTCTATCATAGTAATGAGTTTGATTAGGTATGAAATCAAATACATTTTTATAATTAATCTTACTAGCTTCTTCTTTAGATAACAAAGACTGTAGCCATTCAACAAGTATAAGCTTTGCTTTTCTTCTTATAGGTTTCATTTTTTTACTATTCATTTTCTTTCTTTCCATGACAAACTTCATATGATGCATTACAATTTTTACAACTGTAATTACTTACAAATAAATATTCATCATTATCATATACATCTTCAGCATCAAAGTCATTACCCCATAGTACATCACCATTACAAATAAAACATTTCATTATGTTAACTCTTTAAAATTAGTTTCCCTATCAAAGTATTTATACTCTACTATGATAGGTTCAAATTCTTCTAAACATTCTAGTACATCTGTCTTTCTAAAGTCTTTACAAGAATAAACATCTAATTGTATTAATGCAGGTTGTTGTTCATCCCATGTATGAATACCAATGTGTGAAGTATCTATAATAGCAACACCACTTAATCCTTTGTTACCCTTCTTAGTAACTCTAGATGAATAAGGTCCTGCTAATATATTCATATCTATTTTATTAATTAAGTTTTTCATCCAAGCAACTGTATCTTCTTCAGTTTGTAAAGGTTTCTTTACCTCTGCCCTAATTAACAGGTGCTTGTGTATCAGTTCTTTTTCCATAGTTTTTTAATTGTTCCTTATATTGATTTGTAATTTCATCTACATTAGGTTCTTTAATAACCTCAGCTAACATAACATTCTTATTAGAATATTTAAATACTCTTAAACCTTTACCACCATTAGCATCGGTGTGACATTCCCATTTATGAGGACAAAACATACAACCAGTAGCTAAAGTTTTGTTACCATTCTTTTCTGTTTTATATTCATAACATTTTTCTGGAGGAGTGTCTTGTTCTAAAGCAGTATTTAAATTTTTAATTAAAGATTTAACATTTGGTTTAGCCATATCATCTGGTTTGTAAAAACAAATATCACCAGAAGATTTATCAACAACAAGAAAGCCACCTGCTTTTGTAT